ACAACACCGCATTGAGTATCTTCAAGGTGGCAGGACTGGCAATCAATCAGACCACGCAGATCCTGCCTAAGTACGTCCCTGGCTCTGCCACCTTCGGCGCACCAAACCCGGTCGGCGTCACCGGCAAGGTATACAACCCCGTGATCACCGCCGCCGCTCTGAATCAGGCAGATGGCACGTTCTTCCTGAACCTGGCGCTGCGGTCCTACGCCCGTGGCATCAGCCCTGATCACGGGTTCAACATCACTCCAAACGTCGTGCTCTGATCATGCTTCCCTCTGACCCTGGCTACATTCCCGCCGCCGACGATGAGCGGGTGCTGGCAATCCCCCTGTACCAGTGGTTGCTCGGCATGAACACAGACCCCTACGCCGCCCATTCGCGTGACGAGGGCCTGATTCAGGCGATCGAGGAATCGCTGCGCTGATCTGTCCGGCTAAGACCACCTCAGCAGACTGAGGTAGACAGCGCTCAGACCGTGACCTGCCCTCAACCATCGCCACCGCACCTGCCGCGATCAGTTGACGGCCACAGGCCTAGTTTTGTGATGACGGAGCACTAGGCCATGCACGAACCATACGACCCAGCCAATGGGGCTCACGAGCCTCGGCCACCCCAGGTGCTGGCCAGTTATCTGCTGCCGGTGCTAGCAACAATCACGGCGCTCAGTTTTATGGCGGCTGCCAGCGCCAGCATTGGCGTGTGGAAAGACGTGTCGGTTATGCGTGAATCGATGAGCACGCTGATCAAAAACAGTGACCTACAGCAAAAGCGCTATGAGGTCGTGAAGGAGGAGCTTCAGGAACACGAAGTACGCCTCACCAAAGGGGGTCTATGACCACGCATTCTCAACAGAAAGCCAGCCGCAGTGTGATTGCCAGCGTTTCACCTGTGATCGGCGCCGGCCTCACCATCGCCGGCTGGGTAGTGGTGGCCAATGTGAGCTGGCAGCTGGTGGCAGGCCTCACCCAAGCCATGCTGTGCGAGATGCGCAGCCGCCGACCGTTGGAGTGCCTGCCGGCCTGGTCGCAGATGGGAGAGATTGGCCGCCGATCCACCGACACCCTGCTGGCCCTGGTGGTGCACAGCCCCGCTGAATCAGCTGCTGCGGCCATGGGTGGGTTGGCCGGCAGTGTGCTGCTCAACCGCCGCCGCACGGAGGATGAAAGCGAACAGCCCCTCAGTGGCCCGATCGGCATCGTGCCGGATCCCGGGCAGGGCCATGCTGGAGATGGCGATGACCCTGAACCAGCATGATCGGCTTCCTGTTCAAACCCGTCCTTGGCTTGGTGCTCAGGCATCTCACCACCCTGCTATTGCAAGCCCTGGGGGCTGACCTGCGAAAGCAACTGCCGGAGGTGTTTGCCGTGATCGATGCCCAGATGCAGCGGGCGATCACGGCCGGCGCTGCTCAGGTGTCACTGCTGTTCTTTACGGCGGTGCAACGGGTGGTGCATCGCGATCCCTCGGCTGTGGAGCTGCGCATCCTCACCCTGCTGTTCGATCCGGCGGCCCTGGCGCGCCGTGAGCAATCCACACAGCCCACCAAGCCATGAACCCCGCCATGAACCCCTCCCTTCTGCGCTACGCCCTGTCCACCAAACTGGGCAACCCCCAGCATCAGGCCTTCTGGTCGGCGGTGGAGCTCATGCTCACCCCGGCGCAGCGGCAGCAGCTCGAAGAGGGTGGCCAGATCCGCAACAGCATCTGGCTGAAGCCCACACCACCTTCCGGACCTGTCGCTGCCCCGGCCTCTCCCGTCACCCCTGCCACCGTGATGAGCAGGGATCCCAGCCTCGAGAATCTCCAATCCTGGCTCACCTACCTCAGTAGCCCGCAGGTGCAGCAGGAATCACGCGGGCGCATCCGACCGTTGACGCCAGCCGAAGCATGCGGGTTCATCGGCTGCATCATCATCGAAACCGGACGGCCCAACCTTGACCGCCTCGATGTGGTTGAGGCAGGTTCTGGTGCAGGGCGTGGCGCGATGCAGTACACCGCGGTCAGGCGCATCGCCTACGACAAGGCACGCTCGACGGCCCTTGCCAGTGGCATCGATCCCAACTCCAACCGCTGGCAACAGCAGTATTTCGCTGAGGAGTACGCCGGTCTACACGACCCATCGCAGGGTTCGCTGATCGGCTGGACTCAAATTTTCGAGAACCGGCCGCCGAACATGACACCGGCACAGGCTGCTGAATACTGGACCGGATCAGCCGCCAGCCGCACCGGATACTTCCGCCCTGGCGTGCCGCACCTGGACCGCCGCCAGGCCGAGGCTCAGCGCGTGTGGGGGCTGGTGCAATCCGGGCGGCTGTTGGCCCCACAGCAACGGCCACCGCTCCAGCAGCAGGGCGTCTCGGTCCCTGCCGGGATGGTCGGGCCCAAAAAGCAGCCACCGCTGAAGCCCGGCGATCACCACCTCCTTGCCGATGATCGCCTAAAAACACTCACCGCCTACACCCACGACGGCAAACGCCTCTGGTCTGTGCCGTGTCTGTGCCGGGGCCAGGCGGGCGAATCGGAATGGACGGTAACCAACAGCGATACACCTCCAGGGCTGTACCTGGTGGGCCAGGTCTACCGCGACTATGAGCAGGACCCATCCGCAACGTTTAGCGCTGATCGCCGCGCCTATGGCTGGTATTCATTCGACCTGCTGGGCCAGGAAGGGCAGGAGGGCCCCGGAAGTCGCTACGGCAGGGACGGGATCATGATCCACGGCGGCGGCACGGCCTGCGGCTGGCCAGGGGCATGGGCACCACGGCAAGCGCTGCATTCCACCCTGGGCTGCATTCGCATGCACAATGTGGATCTCAGGGATCGAGTGCTTCCGTTGCTGGGAATGGGCCGCATCTGGGTGTCAGTGATGCAAGAGGCGGCGAGCTGATGCCCTTCGATCACCTGATCGACCAGACCGAGCTCCAGTACTCAGCCAGGCAGCACACCTGCACCAACTGGAACGCTCAGTAGGGCCAGACATCAGCCGGCCGCACGCCGCCACTGGGCACGAAGCGGCCACCGCCTCTGCGATCCAGGTGGATGAAGCCCCGGTTGCGGCCGTCGCCAAAGCCACCGGTCCACCGGCCGATCAGGAAGCTGTAGAGGGCCTGCAGGGGCAAGCCGATCGGGTAGATGTCAATGGCCAGGCCTGAGACGTGGAAGCTGTTGCGCACCCCGCCCACCTCGCGGTTGATCGGCTCTGGCCGGTAGAAGCTGGTGACGCCCAGCGGCCGGCCCCAGGCCATGCGAACGGATTGAAACTCGCGGGCGGTCTCCAGGATGCGCGGCACCACGGCGCTCTGGGCCGATGGCCGGCGCCGGGGGTCAAACTGCAGCACCTCCCCCACCGTGAGGGTCGGGGTGATGAAGGCGTCGAAGTTACTCCAGTCGATCACGCCAGGCTGAACGATCACCGCCGGCGCTGGCGGGGCCGCTGGGGCCGCCCCCTGCAGGCGCCGGAAGTGCGGCATGTAGACGTGCCACTGGCCGGCGCTGGAGCCAAGCTCCACCAGCTCGTGGGAGTTGCGCGGAATCTCGCTGGTGGCCACCACGGGCAGCTGCTTGCCGGCCGGCACCAGCACCTTCTGATCCTCGGGCAGCTCTGCCGCCGGGTCGACGGACTTCTTCAGCCAGGTGTCCCGCACCGCCTGAAGCGTGAAGATCAAAGGCTTCTGCGTGGCCGCGGCTGGCTTGCTGTCAACGCCTTGGGGGCTGGCCTGCCCCGCCGTGTTGCTGCCCTTGGTCATGGTGGATCAGGTCTGTTCTGATGCCAGTCTGGGAGCGAGGGAATGCCCTGGCCAAACCATCAGGCCGGCCTCATCGATGGCGGTGCAGGCCTCCCACCACTGGCGGTCGCAATAGGCCTCCCAGTGGTCTTGGCAGAGCTGTCCTGTGGGGCCCGGGCCCGGCCAGTTGTCGTGGGCTTGCTGACAGCCTGGCTCGCAGCAGAGGGCAATGCTCATGGCTGGGGCACTAGGAGTTGCATGTGGAGCACAACCTTCTCAAGCAGCCACTGGGGCACCTTTGGCGAGCTTGGCACCCAGCGTTTGCAGTCCCATCCCAAGGGCGTCCAGCGGGCGTTCTGATCGAGCAAGGTTCTGTTCTTGCCGAGCTTGCGAAAGCGCACCACCATGGGGTCGGTGACTCCCGCCGGCTGGCGCTCAACCTGCCATTCCGGCTCGTCAGTGCGATAGATGAGCTCGGTAGCCATCAAGCCATCACCAAGCCATCACTCCGCTGGGCAGGGGCCGGCTGTAGTCGTACCGCCACCACCGCACCGCTTTGCGGTCTGCGTCGTTGAAAAAGTTTTCGCGGCAGGCAATGGGCCAGCCGGTTTTGTCAAAGAAAACCACTGCTTGTTCAATCATGCCGTGGTCGATGTAGATGTGCTGTTTCTTGCACCAGCCGCTGCAGGGCAGCGAATCCACCATCACTGGAATGGGCAGCGTAGTGTGCTGATTTGTGATCTGCAGCTCGTATTCATCCACAATGATCTGCAACGAACTAGGCGGGAAGTAGCGACCAGCAACAGGGATGGTCATTCCCGGCAGCGGCGCATGCAACACAAAGTCGCCGTCATTGACGTGCAGCTCCTTGAGGTTGTCCTCCTGTTGGATGTAACCGCCCCATGGCGTGAGCAGGATTCCCCGAGCGTTATGGACCAGGCGCAGTTGCCTGCCGCCGTAGTTGCCCAAGTGCTGCACGGAGATCCACTCGATCCCGTTGTGCTCCATCCCGGCGACGGCGCCGGCCTGGAGGCTGGGGTGAAGATCCGAGTCGTGGATCATCCATGGCATCAGGCAGTGCCCCGCAGGGCGCAGGTTCACCCCCCCCAGCTGGAGCACCTGGCGCGTTTCGGCTGAGTAGAAAATCTCTGCGGTGGGTGATGAGATCGGCGATGAGCTGGAGCCAGAAGGGGGTGCGATCGAAGATGTGAGCATCGGAAAGGGGGATGAGTACCCAGCCGGAAAGCTGGGCGAGAGTGGTTTTCGTGATGTCGCGCGTGATGCCGCTGCCGGTGGAGTGGCCGCCGGGGCGCCACAGGCCGCCATTGATCTCGACCGCGACCATGGCATCAGGCCAGGCAAAGTCCGCCCGGAAGGCGGGCGGTAGACCCGATCGCAGGCCCTCTTGCTTCTGAAACACCGCCCAGTCGGTCCACACTGGCAAGGTGTGTTCCCTGACGAAGGGAAGGCCTGGGAAGGAAACCAACCATTGGTTGGCAAAGCTCTCTTCCAGATGGCTGGGCATCGTCGTGGCAGCGGATGGGATGGGGACGAACCCAGGTCATGACGGCCTTGGTGAATGGATCCGGCGCCCGGTGACTGTTGCAAAGGGCTATCACCCGCAACACCGAATCCATGGAGGAGGGTTCGGTCTGCTGGAGCTCGTTGTGGCAGGCGCCAAGGGCGGCCTCGATGAGCCAGATCAGGGCCTTGAAGTCGTCGGAGAGCAGATGGTCAGGCCGGCAGGGCTGAAAATGCTGCTGGTCGTAGCCACGCTGCAGGTGGAGGCTGCCATCGGCAAACAAGGCGAACCCGGTGATGGTTTGGTCGTTGGGGGAGTCCATGGCTGCAATGCAGTGGGGAAAGTGGTGATGCAGATCAGGCGCCGGTGTTATTGCGATCGGCGGCAATGGCGGCACCAGCTCGCGGGCGCATGGGGATCACCGCCAGATCCAGCTCGCCTTGGGTGGGATTGTTGCGGCTAAGGCCACGCTGGCTTTCGTTGTAGAACCAGATGCTCGAATCCCTGATCGGTTTGGGTGGCTTGACCAGGACGTCGTCTTTGACCACCAGACGGTTTTCGTGCCCCAGGGGGCTCACGGTGATTTTCAAGGTGATGGTGCCAGTGCCGCCGGTGGCCAGCACTGCCTTGCTCACCTGGGCTATGGCCTGTGACAGCTCGGTGTGGGTCTTGCCATCCCGCTGGGAGAAAAGAAACTGCCCAAAGGGTGAAGCTTCAAAATCGTCTTCGCTGTCGATGGTTTCTGGATCGCTAGTCATGTGGTTGTAAGGGGATGGATAAAAAGGGGGTGGACATGAAAAGCAAGGCGTCAGACCTTGCCGTAGAACACAGGCATCTCCAACTGCTCGGCCACCTGGTCGACCACTGCCTTGAAGGTGTGCTCAAGTGCCATTTCTGGATCGAGCAGCAGCACCGAAAGGCGCACCGAACCATCCACGATCCGGTAGCGCAGGCGGGCCCGCACCTCATAGGGTTTGTCGTACTTGAAGATCGGCAGGGCCAGGCGCAGTTCCTCGGGGATGGTGATGTCAGCGCGCTCTCCGGCGGTGGCCTCGATCTTCTCCTCGTGCTTCAGCTTGATGGCGCCACTCGAAAGGCGAACAGCACTGGCAAAATCAACGGTTTTTTTTGCCTGGAAGGTCTGGGCGATTTCCAGGATGGTGGCAGCTGATGGAGTAGCAAAAGAATCGAGGTTGAGCTCGCAAAACTCGGCAAAGTCCTGCTGCGAGATGTACTGGCCACTGTTACTCATCCAGCGTTGCCACTCGGAGCTGGTTTGGAGCTTCAGATCCGTGTACACGTCACCCCATTGGTAATCTAGAGCGTCAAAAATCACCCGTATGGTCTTTGTGCTTTCATCGGCAATGCACAACACATCACCATCGCGAGCAGAGTCTGTGCCCATAACGTTTTTCACATAGGCAACAAAGCTTTCAATTTTGTGGAAGGCATAACGCGATAGAGGGCGAGACCGCAGCTGCCCGGCAGCCTGAAGAATTGACTCAGTGGTGAGATCAATCGTCTTGAATCCATCAGAAGTGCGGATCGCGTAGATCTTGCCAGGATCAAGACATACCGGCTCTACACCAAGCAGGGTCTGCTGGTGCACTGCGTCGGCTTCAGTGCGAATACTCGTGGGAGCATCGAAAGAATGAGCTTCAAAATCAACCATGATCAATCAGGAATAATGAAGTGGGAATTGATTGCTGGGCAATATGCTGCTGATGACCTTGATGTGGGCCTGATGGCCCATGACCTGGAGCGAACCCACATCCCGCGGCGGGGCCCGTGTCTGGGGAGAGGCTGGGTTTGACCCCACCGAGTCGTCCGCTCAGTGGCCGGCATCCCCTGGGAGGCCATCACACACGTCTCATGTGCTGCAGCATCAGCACAGAACCCTATGGGCTGCGTGCTGACACCCTGCGGCCGTAGTGGTTCATTGCCCAGCACCTCCGGAGGTGCTGACCGACTGTTTGGCGGCGAGCAGCTTCTCCTCGATCTCAGCAAATCGCTGCGGGGTGATGGCGGGATCCATGAGCTCCTGCTCAAGCGCGTCGCGCTCTTCCTTGCTCAGCCAGCCGGGTGGGGGCCCCTGGCGCGTAACGGGCGCTGGCCGAGTGGTGAAAGCTGTGTTGCGCTGATCTCGTTCTGGGTCTGCAACACGGCGCGGTGGGTTTGCAATCGGTCGCTCCCCAACGGTGCGAGCCGGTGCTGCTGACCGTGGTGCTGCCCGGGTGGCAGCTGAGGTTTCATTGCTCGAGTTGAAATCGTCGTCGCGCTCAGCGGCCAGGCCGATGGCCATCTGCAGCGCCAGGCGCCGGCAGGTTGTGAGGCCACTGGCATGTGCCTGCCCCGGGCGGTCGCTATCGGCCGTGAACAGTGGAACTGGGCCCGTGCTGGTTGCCCCTCCGCTGGAGTGCACCAGGTAGCCGGTCACGATGGGATGGCCGTTGTCGTCAAACTCCTGCCTGGTGAAAGCAGAGAGACCAAACGGCGCTGCAGTCTGAGCCGTGGCGATCACGCCAGCCAGATCGGCATAGCCGTAGGACACCAACTGGCCTTTCTTTGTTGTGTACTCGGCCTGGCGGTTCTCTACCAGCTTGGGATTGGTGGCATGCCAGGCCGCGTAGGCGGTGAACAGCTCAAGCATCTGCTGGGTGCTGGGCTGATAGCCCAGAAACCCCACCAGCCGGCGGCCCGGGTCATCCGTAATCTTGCCTTGAGAGTCCAGACCTTTGCACAGCTCAGCACGGAGACCAGCAAAGGCCTCGCGCACCGCCTCGTGCTTGACGGCCGTGTGTTCTTCCAGCGCGGCAAGACGATCGGCAATGTCAAGAACCGTCTGGGTGAGCGGATCAGCCGGTGCAGGCGCTTCCTGCGCCGGCTCCGCTGGCGGGCCAGAAGGCGGGAGAGCGTCCATCAGGTGCGTTGCTCTGGTTGAGGTGGGGAGCTGCCTGGCTACGCTCGGCCAAGCACGAGCGAAACCTAGCACCTATGTCCTACTCGTGATGAACCGATCTGGTAATGACCACGGCCCAGTTCCAGTTCCAGACGCACCGCCACTGGTGACCCTGGCCAGACTTGGAAGCGAACTACGTGTCACAGTTCTTCACGCTGCAGCAGCGGATCTGCTTTGGCAGAACCGCCAGCAGCTTCTCCAGATCCACGGCTGCATCAGCCTGCGACTGATCATGCTGTCCCCTGCCCAGGCGAATTGCTCCACCAAGGAACTCCAGTGCCAGCCTGTGTGGTCCGAACGTCAGTTCAGCTGGCGCCGCCGCTGATCTACTGCACCACCGCTGGGATCACCACGGATGCCGCGGCCGGTTCGTCTGCATCCTGCTGGTCTGCAGCCTGTTTCGCGCGCATGTCGACTGTGTGCTGGAGCCGTTGGAGGAGCACATGGGCTGCAACTCGCTCATTCTCCTCCTGCTTGGCGTCCCATTGAGCCAGGCCCTGGAGGACCTTCTGCAGCCGCTTCAGCCGCTCTGGGTCGTCGCTGGGGTAGAGCTCCGCAATGGTGGCCCAGTCGTCGATGATGTCCAGCCCGGCGGCCGCGGCCGCGGCCCTCAGCTGGCGGGCCGGCACAGTGGCGACATCGGCAGGGGCCGCTGGTTGATCGGGCCATGGCGGCGGCTCGAGGCGACTACCAGCGATCGAGAGAAACTCTTCAGGGCCCAGGGGGCCTTCGCTGTCGCGGATCACCGTGGACCCCATCACCAGCTCAGACAAGCGCTGTTCAGCTGGCGGCTGTGCTTTGCCGGCCTGCACCCGGGCAATCCACTCGTTCAGCCGGCCCATCTCCAGCAGAAAAGAGACCGTGATCGAAGATTTCTGATTGCGGAAGAAGAGGTTTAGGCCGGAAGCATGCAACCGGCTGGTGAGGCCTCGATCAATCCAGCCCGCAGCGCCTTCGGCCGGCTCGGTCAACGGGTTGCCAACGGCCTCCCAGGAGTGGCCCCGATGGTTCACCAGGTCACCGGGTTGAAGCGGCATGCCGGCAATCCAATCGGGCACCGGCACCTTCGCGTTCGCCAGCAGCGACAGTTCCGCCAGGCGGGACATTACCGCGAGGCTCCAGCCGTTGCGCTTCTGCCACTGCTGAAGCAGCTGGCGCAACCGCTCACGACCATCGACCTCTGCCGTGAGCCAACCCAGCTGCTCGGATCCCGTCAGCAACTGAGACTCCACCGGGAGGTTGCTCTGGCTTTGCTTCTTGGCCATGGCGATCCGAGGAGGCGGAGACAGAGAACGAGCCGATCTGGTCTCGAACACACGTCTTAGCGACGGGAAACGAGCATTTTCAAACTCGAACACGTTTTAGCAGCTCTCACCACTCCTAACCTTGCCCAGAATGAGACAGCCGTACAGGTGCTCTGTCGCTGGCCCAGGTCACGGGCGGCGGCAGATTGGTAACGGCCCCAGGTGGCGACATCCCGAACCGGCTATGGTTGAAGCTCAGTGGCCGGTTCCCCGAACGCAACAAAGGCTCCGCCAAATCGGCGGAGCCCATGTTGCCCTCTCGGGCTGCGGCCACCAGTCACGCTCCCCAGCGAATCTGATGGCCGCACCGCGGTCATTCTACGGCATCAACCGCACTTTGCAGGCATAGGGGAGTGGACTCAACCACACCAGATCTTGCCATGCCACGCGATCTTTCCAATGCTGAACTATACCGCCCTCGTTTCGCTCAGATACCGCTGGAATTACTGAGCAGCTGTGCAGAAATAGGACGAAGAAGGCTGATCTTTGTATATGCCTGGCTCTGGTTTTACGCTGGACAGGGTGATAACGCATTCCCGTCTGTGCCGCGCCTTGCGTTGGAGTGTGGGATGAAAGAACGCGACATTCGCGCAGCGGTTTCCACCCTTTTGGCAGAGGGATGGATCGTCCTGGCGGGCACCGGTCCTCGTGGCACCAATGTCTACCGGGTGCGGATGGAGACCAAGCGTAAAAGGCAACGGCCGAAATCCGTTGCAGCAGAACGGAAGACGACAGCACCCCTCCCCCCAGGGGGGAGGCCCCCCAGGGGGACCACCCCTTCCCCCCAGGGGGAGTCCCCTTCAGGGGCACCACTCCCCCCAGGGGGGACTCCCCCCCAGGGGGACCCAATCAATAAACCCTTAAACACAGAAGAAGAAATCTTAGAAGAGTTAACTACTTCTTCAAAGATAAATATGTCCCAACGAGTCGTAACCGACTCCTCTTCCGCACCCCAGGTCACAACCGCTGACGCGCTTGTGACAGATCGCCAGATCGTGGTAACCTCAAACCAGAACGCCGCTCCCCAGCGACATGCCGACCTGGCCTGCAGTGACCGCTGTTCCCCTGCCGACGAGCAGCCCTCAGCCATCGCCTCAGCCGCTGCTCAGGACAGCGCCCTGCCTGATTGCGCCAAGCCCCACCGCCAGCTGCTGGTGGAGTGGTGGCACCGCCGGCGCGAGAAGCACCCAGCCGCGCCCAAAGAGCTCAGTGCCGGCGATCGATCTGCCATCCTCCATGCCCATGCCCTGGGGGTGCTGCAGCCTTTCCTCGAGCACGCCGCGGCCAGCGGCTGCAAATCGCTCCACACCGGCTACCGCCGCCGTTGTGAGCAGCTCCGCGCCGGCCCTGCAGCCTCTGCCGCGTTCGAGCAGCTCAGCGCCGCCTACCTGTGCAGCCCCCGCCGCGCCACCTGCCAGTCTCTCCCCGCTGCCCAGCGTGAGCTTGCTGTTGTCCTCGCCGAGGGCCACACCATCGACCACCTGGTGGTTGCGCACGCTGCTGAGCTTCGAGCCCAAGACCAGCAGCTTGCCACCACTGGTTTTGCTCCCTGTTTTCCCGATCTGGCCCGCTGGCTGAAAGAGCGGCGGTTTGTGGCCTACCTGCCCCAAAACCAGCCCGTTGCTGCCGTGGCCGCGGCCACCTTCGTTGCTCCCATTGATCCCGAAACCAACGCCCCCGACCCGTTCGCCTACCACCGTCACGTCACCGGCCAATGATCTCTTCCATCACGCCATCACCGGCCGCCGTTTTCGACCTTGCCCCCCACAAGCGGCGCCCACCCGCTGGCCCGGCTTTTGTGTTGCCGAGCTACACCTGCTTCGCCTGTTTCGACACCGGCATCGTGGGCAACTACGACCGGGCCATCAACGACCACCTGAGCGACTACGACGTGTTGCCCACCGGTGAGTGGATGGCAGGCTCTGATCCGGCCGTGATCTGCTGCTGCCACGCGGCCTACTCCGGAACCGGCCGTGGCGGTGGCTTTCGAGATTCATCCGGCCCTCTCAGGGTCGAATCCGCCATGGGCCCTCGCCTGATCGGCATCGAGCTGCCCCAGGAGGTGATTGCCGCCATTCACCGCAACCGTCGACAGCTCGCCTACGCCGCGGTGCAGGCCACCGCAGAACAGGCCCGGCAGCTGCAGGCATCCCGAGAGGCCATCGGCAACCTGTTGCCTTCCATGGGTGCGGAGAAGATCTGATGGCCGTTGCCCTGAAACGCGAGCATCCGCCCCTCGGCGCCATGGTCCTGATCACTGATCGCGGTGCCACGCAGAGCTACGTGGTGCCAGTGGAGAGATACCTGGGCCGCTACTTCTACGCCGGTGAGCACCGGTTCCATGTGGCTGACGATCTTGCCGTTGGCCATTTCAGGGACACGAACCGCCGGCTATGGCGCACGACTGCGGCATTCGTGGTGGAGCTGCCACCCGAAGAAGCCGAGCATCTGCTTGCCCTTGCAGCGGCCGCGGCACCCGTGGTCCTGCTCAATCCCAAGGAAACAGAGGCCCAGGCCAGCAGTGCACCGCTACCACCAGTCGCCGTTGCCCCGTCCTGGCTGGCACTGCCCGAACCCGTGGGCCCTGTTGAGCCCACAGAGCACTGGTGATCATGCTGATCTTCTGTAGGACCAATGATGTGCGCAGCGGCGGCCTGAGCTGGCGCATCCCACTCCCCTGCGGCTGGGAGATGCGCTGGCAGAAATTCGGCTGCTCAATCACCGCCATGCCGCCCCATCTGCGGGGAAAGTCATGGTGACCTCCCTCTCCCTCCCCGAACCGCTCACCTGGTTCTCCACTCCCGAAGGCCAGGCTCTGCTCCCCCTCCCGGATGGCGGCTTCGTAAGCCCGAACGGGGAAGAGCTTCTCTCGGCTCACCAGATCCTTGATCGCATCTATCCCCACGACCAGAGGCACACCATCTCTGCGCAGGATCCCGTGGTGGTGCGGGCCTGCACCATCTACGCCAACAGCCTCCACAACCCGGCCGCGGCCACCAGGGGCCCCTGGGCGCCCAGCGTGGCTCCGTTCACTTCGGCTCTGCCCACGATCGAGCCATTGATCGCCCATCCCTTTTGGCAGCGCCTCGAGGTGCTTGCTGCGCCATTGCCCCTGCGGCATTGGCGCCTGCCCGTGGCCACATCTGCCGACCTGCTGGTGCGGTTCAGAGATGGCAGCGACATCGGCATTGGCATGGTGCAGGCCGGCTCACCGGATCAGCTCAACCCCCAGCGTGTGGCGGCTGAGCTGGGAGCAGCCCTGGCGCTGCTGATCGACACCCACAGCTGGTGGCCGCAGCGTGCGTTCGTGCTCTTCTGCAGCCCCGGCCACACCGCCGTGGAGCTCATCGATGTCGATGTTGCCGTTGGCAGCTGGGTAGATGCGCTCGATCTCTACCGCTTCATGTCCCGATCTTTTCAGTGGGAGAAATCCTTATGAACGCTTACATGACCTACTCGCCCCTGTTTTCCGAGTTGGCCCGCCTGGCCACTGATCGAGCGCACCTTGCTGGTGCCCAGGTCCAGGAGCTCCGGCACCAGCTGGAGGCCCTCCCTGCTGGCCACCAGGCCGGCCATGCCCTGAAACATGCCGCAGCGACCGCCTGGCGCCGTTACTGGCGCGAGATGGCCACGGTTGTCCGGCTGATGGGCTTCCCGTGCCCCCTGTGCGACCAGCTGGGAGGTGAAGCGTGAGCCATCTGCAGGATCGCCCGGACGACTGGGCCACGGCCAGCCAGGAGGAGACCATCCAGGCCCTGTTTCAGGCGCCACGGTTCATCAATCCCTTCTGGATGGCATTCCTGCGGCGCGAGCGCCCGGGGGTGCTGGCCAAGCAGCTGAGGCTGCACGCTGCCGGTGGCGGCCACCTGGGCCAGCCGGCCCGCCGCTTTCTCGCGGACCGGGGGCTATGAGCAGCTTCGACCTGTTGGCGCACCTCCACGGACAGGCCGCCTTCAGCCAGCTCACGTTCGGCCCTGGTGACCGGACCCGTGGCGTCTGCAATCACCTACGCAAAGAGCTCCAGGAGGTCGAGGCCGCGGCCGACCAGGGGCAGCCAACCCTGCCCGAGTGGATCGACGTGATCATCCTGGGCTTCGACGGCGCCCTGCGCAGCGGTGCCACACCAGAACAGGTGATCGCCGCCCTGCTGGCCAAGCAGCGCACCAACGAGAGCCGCACATGGCCGGATTGGCGCACGGCCGATCCGAACAAGGCGATTGAGCACGACCGGCAGCGAGAGATCGCACTGCTGCAAGCCGACGACCTGATGGACGTAGCGAAGGATCTCGATCGCAAGGGAACAGCGTCATGAGCAGCAGCACCGACCGCTTCCCCCTGGCCCAGGCCGAGGCCATCGCCGTGGGGGTGATGGAGCAGCTCGACCCGCACTGCGAGGTGATCAGCCTCGCCGGCAGCATCCGACGGCAGCGGCCCACGATCGGCGACATCGAGATCGTGTGTGTCCCCAAGCCCTACGACGCCTCACTGCTGTTCTGCAGCGGCATTGCCACGGTGGTGAACCAGTGGGAGAAGGTGCGTGGGGAGCTGCCCTGCAAATACACGCAGCGGATCCTCCCCGAGGGGGTCCGGCTTGATCTGTTCATGGTCCATCCCGACGGCTACGGCCTGCAGCGGGCGATCCGCACCGGCTCAGCTGACTGGTGCCACCAGGTGCTGGCCCGGGCCTGGGTGCGGGCTGGCTACCACTCCGAAGGCGGCCTGCTGCGCCGCGCCGATGGGTCGGTGGTGCCAGTGCGCACCGAGCCAGAGCTGTTTCGCCTGATCGGCCTGGGTTGGGTGGACCCTCGTGACCGGGAGGTGGCCTGACCTCCTCCCCAGCGACCGCATCCACAACCCCACCCCCCGATGATCACCCTCACGACCCCCACCCAGCAGGCCATGGCCCGCATTGCCACCGCGCCCGCCACCAGCGATCAGGCCCGCCCCACGCCGACAGCATCCACCCGTTTATCCCTGGCCGCCTGCCCCATGCCGGGCCGGTGCCCTGAGCCGTGCGACAGCTGCACCGCCGTCGCCCGCACCGCCTTGGCCCAGCAGGCCATGGCCCGCATTGCCACCGCGCCCGCCACCAGCGATCAGACCCGGCCCACGCCAACACCATCATGATGGTCAACATTTCCCCCGCCTCTGTTGCGGACTTAGCACTAGCAATAGTGCTGATTTGGTCTATTCTCAAAGTGAAGCGATGACTAAACGAACTGATTGGCGCAAGACATGCGCCGAGCTAATTGAAAATGTCCGCTATCTGATTGATTGCGTTGATCGTGACTGTTTCGATCCCGTCGCCCTGATGGAGTGCCGCGAGCACCTATCCCAGACCCGCACCGCCCTGGCCCAGTCTGAGCCTGAGGTGGTGGGGTTGAGTGATGATGCGATCGAAGCCGATTTTCGCAGCTGGTACAACGAACGCTATTACCGTTCGTACTTCGGCGGAATAGCGCTTGTGGAGTGCATCGAGTGGACCCGCTACGCCCTCACCCGCTACGCCACCCCCCAGCCCGAGCCGGAGGGGCCGAGCGTTGAGACGATGGCACAGATCGTCTACGAAAATGCCATGCTCGCAACTGCGCCTGAACACGCCAGGCCGCACTGGCCGAGCTGGAGTGATCTGCCCAACTCAGACGCTCGCATCCACTCGTTGAACACAGCTGAAATCATCCTCACCCGCTACGCCCGCCCCACCATCGAGCCTGGGGTGGCGGCGGAGCGGTTTGAGTTCTCGGTATTCAACAGTGAATACGAAGAACAGGCCGGCGGAAACGCTCCCACCTACGCCCAAGCACTGAGCGAAGGCCAGCACTATTTGTCCCAGTATTCACAGGACGGTCCACATTCTCTAGAGATTCGGCGTGTCGAAGTGCTCCCCCACAACGCCCTGCCGGTGCCCTGGCACGGCATGAGCTGATGCTGCGCAAGATGGACGGTCAGTTATGACCTACGGCAGCCCTTGGAGCAGCGCCGAGCTGATGCAGCTGGAGGCGATGGCAGGCGACATGCCGGCGGACATGGTGGCCACAACCTTCAAACGGTGGGCCACCGTGAATGGGTATCCGAATCGGTCGCGGGGAGCGATCGAAAGCACGGTGTATCGCTATGGGATGAGCCTGAAGGCCTCCGGCCGTTGGCTCACCCTGGGGAGGATTGCAACGGCCCTGGACGTGCGGATCGACTCGCCAGAGCACTGGGTGCGCCGCGGGCTTCTGAAGGCCCGGCACAAGAGCCCCGGGCGGAAGGGTTTCCGTTACGTGCAGCGCAAAGACCTGCTGGCGTTTGCCAGGAAGAACCCGCGACTGCTGGGGGGGATCCCTGCAGAGCGGCTGGCGCTGCTCCTCGAGGACCAGGAGCTGGCCAAGACGATCGCGATCGCCAATCCCCGCCGGCCGTGGCACCGGAAGACGGTGCGGTGCGTGGAGACCGGGCAGGTCTACCCGACCACCAGGGCGGCGGCGGCGGCAGCATGGGTGGCACGCCAGGCGATCACCTACGCGCTCCGCACCGGCGGAACGGCTGGGGGGTATCACTGGCAAGAGGTGGCGGCGTGACGCAGCCCAGCAACCTTGACCGGTGCCCCGGCTGGGGCGACGGCCCTGACGACTGGCTCAATGAGTGCGAGGACTGCCAGCGGCGGACCGCACCGCCTGATCATCAGGCCATCGTGCCCACGTCGCGCTTTGCGCTGCGCAACCGCAACGGCACCTTGCCGCCGGCAATCGTGGTGTTGTGGTGCGAGGCCTATGTGCCGCCCGAACGGCCTGAGGATCAGCGGCTCCGCGAGCTGGCCAGACAAGCCGGGCTGGTGACATGAGCACCCACCCGCCTTGTCCACCCGCCGATCGCATCCGTCTAGGTGACGTGTGGAGCGACATTCAATGCCGCCTGCATCGTGCAGAGGTCTGTGAAATGCAAGGCCTGATGCTGATGGTGCCCATCGACCACAAGCTGAAGCCGGTGGCCATTGATCAGGCACGGCCCTATCCATGGAAGCGCATAACATGGGGTGGGCAATGAAACGAAGCCTCAAAATTCTCGATGAGCAGGATGGCTGAACGCCAACGGATGAACGGGCGGCCGCCAGAGGGGCTGATCAACGAGGTCCTCGTTGCCATTCATCAGCAGTGGATCGACAAACCGCCGGCCGAAAAGGACGACCTGCAGCCGCTCGCCATCCCAGACGACCTTCCGGCAGAAGAAGGCGGTCACCATCCGCCACTGGTGTGAACTGGCACCTTCCCACGCCCCCCAGCTGCTGAACGTCTCGCCCCAGTTGTGTCGATCGAGGTAGGGCGGATCTCCCAGCTCATCCTCCGCCAGCTGCACCTGGGCCGCCCGCGCCAAAATTGCCAGGCGCGGTAAGCCAGCCTCATGCAACTGCTGGGCCATCGCCTGGAACTGCTCCAGCTGCTCCAGCCACCGCTGCTCGCGCTCCCGTTGAAACCCCGTGCGGTGCTCACACAGCCGCGCCATCTCCGGCAGCCGCCGCTGCAGAGCCTCGAACACAGCCCGTTTGATGGCCGCGGCTGATACCCACTCCCGGCGGCCAGCGGTGCGGCAGCGAGTGCAGGCCCAGCGGTGCGGGCGGCCACAGACATCCCTCTGATCCGGCGGCTTCAGCAGGCCGCGGCATTTGCTGCAGACCACCAAACCGTCAAACAGCCGAGGTGAGCATTGCCGGTAGTTCGCTTGTATCAATCGCTCTGCCTGGGCCCGCTCGATCGGATCGCACAGATGTGAGCCCGTTCGATACCACCAGTGACGCAGACCCATCAACGACAGACCGCTGATTCTTGCCGCCTCTGACCACTGAAAGCCTGTCTGCAACAGGATTTTTAGCCTGTCAGAAGACAACTGGCACACAGGCTCGCAGGAATGGAAACGCACCCCTATTCAGCGGTTTATGCCGTGACAACTACGTTCTCACCCGGTTACGTTACCCATCAGCCTGTATTTGGGTAACCATGCCTCCCCGCCGCCGTCCCAACATGGCCCCGGTGACCATGCCGACCGAGACCACGCTGGAGGCCCTGATTCAGGACCCCAAGAATGCCCGGCGCCGCACCCAGCGCAGCACGGCGATGATCGAGCGCTCGCTCCAGGAGTTTGGCGCCGCACGGAGTCTGGTGATCGATGAGGCTGGCAGGATCCTCGCCGGCAACGGCACCGCCGAGGCCGCCGCCGCCATCGGTATCGAAAAGGTGCTGGTGGTGCCCGCCGATGGCCGCACGCTGGTGGCGGTGCAGCGCACCGACCTCTCCCCCTCCCAGAAGGCGGAGTATGGCGTTGCCGACAACCGCGCCAGCGACCTGAGCGAGTTCGATGGCGCTGCCCTGGCGAACCTGCTGGAGGAGCACGCCGATCTCGACATGAGCCCTTGGTTCACGGATGAGGAATGGCGGCAGCAGGTGGAGGGGATTGACGAGCCACCGCCACCTCCGGAACCCGACCCGACCGATCCAGGCCCCGGCGGGCTGACGGTGCAGCTCACCTTCCCCGACCAGCAGGCCCTCACCGATTTTCAGGCCCTGATGGGCCGGCTGGCCGCGGCCCTGCCGGAGGAGGAGACCACCGAGGCCCGCATCACTCGGGCAGTGGAGGCCTTGCTGGCCCAGCGGGGCCGTTGACGGTGATGGCCAAAGGCCGGCCGCTCACCCGTTACCACCATTGCCGGATGTTGGACCTGCACCGGCAAGGCGTGCCCGTGAAGGCGATCGCCGCGGCCGTGGGTTGCTCTCATCAGGCCGTCTACCAGCTGCTGGCTGATGCGCGGATCAACGGCGGCTGGGTGAGGCAACGGCGTGCGTTGGTGAACAACCTCCAGGCCGGTGGAGATGGCCTGGTGCCGCCTGCAGTGCCCCTGCCGGTGCAGATGGTGGTGAACCGCTACCTGGCCGATGCGAGCATCAAGTCGATCGCAACCTGCTACGGGGTGTCGCCGCAGCGGATCCGAAAGTTGCTGGTGGAGGCTGGCGTGACGATCCGTGCCCGGCGGCATCGAGTGCCTGTGGCCCTGAGGCGATGGACGGCGGAAGAGGGCGCCCGGGCCCTGCGTCTGCGCGCCGAGGGCCGCGACATGGCCACCATCGGCCTGATGCTGAATCGCAGCACCTGGGCGGTGAGGAGCTGGCTGAAGGAGCACGCTCGCCGCTGCGAAGCGAATCACATCTCTGCGGGAGTTGTTGAGCATGAGGCGCCTACGTTTTGAGCAGGAGGCACACCGGCGTGAGCAGCGAAAAGGCCGGCGCCAATCCCAAGCCCCGGAAACCCAAGGCCAAGCCGAAAACCAAGGACCGCAGCATCTCTAAGGCCGCTGAACGCAACTACCGGGTGCATGCCCTGCTGGGCCTGGCTGTGAAGGAGGGCTACGGGGCTCACGATCTGATGACCGTGGCAACCAAGGGCTTCAAGGTCAGCCCTGCCGTAGCTGCCCGCCTGGTGGCCGATGCCTACGAGCTCTGCATCCAGAGCACCAGCCTCTACGACCGCCTGCGGATGGGCGCCATTCAGGTGAGCCGAATGGAATCGCTGCTGCGCAGATCCCTGCAGGCCCGGCAACTGCAAACCGCCCTTGGCACCCTGGCCGAGATCAACAAATTCATCCTCAGCATCGACAAGTTCGAGCGCGCCCAGCAGGAGCTCGGCGATGGTGGTTCTGGTGCCGCACCCCTCACCCCGGAGGAGCAGGAAGCGCTGGATCGAGAAGGTGATTTCTGATGGCCTGGGATGACGAGGCCTGGGCTGAATACGAGGCCCAGCTCCGCACCCAGACACCCTGCTATGCCTGGCCCCGCAGCAAGGGCTCCACAGGCCCCCACCTGCCCCGCAAGAAGGTTGTGCGGCCGGTGCTGCAGTACCTGCCCCGCCGCGGCCTGTTCTCCCAGGAGCAGGCGGTGCAGCTGTGGGATCAGCTCCCCAAGCGCTGGCCCGACTTTGCCGCACGCACCTACATCGCCTCCCAGGGCAAATACCTGCCCTTCCAGGCCTGGGACTACCAGCTGTCGCTGGTGCGCACCATCCGCGCATTCCAGAACACCTACGTGCTCAAGAGCCGCCAGACCGGCGTTTCAGAGACCGTCATCTCCTACATGCTGCAGCAGGCCATCCAGCGGCCGGCCTGGGTGGGAATCATCTTCTCCAAGACTGGAGAGGACGCCTCTGAACTGGCGGCCCGGATCAAGGGCCAGGCCGCCAGCCTGGGTGCCTACTGCCCACCCCTCCCGAAGGATTCCGCCCGCAAACTGGTCTTCCAAGGCCGCGGCAGCCTCCATTTCCTGCCCCCCACCGAGCGGGCCGCCCGGGGCATCCCATCGGCCAGTTTCGTGCTGTTCGATGAGGGTGCGTTCATCGAAAAGTTGGGCGGCATTGAAACCGGCGCCATGCCCACCCTCAGCCTGCTGGGCCCCCGCGCCCGCGCCGTGTGGGTGAGCACCCCCAACGGCCGCAGTGGCCGGTTCCATGAGCACTGGAGCACGGACCACGGCGAGCAGCAGATCGGCGATGTCACGGTCAACGGGATCCCGATCCTTCGCTGCAGCCCCTGCGGTGGCTTCGCGAAGGTGGCCATCCACTGGAGCCAGCACCCGATCTACAGCCAGGATCCGAACTACGCGGAGAACACCCGGCGCAAATTCCAGCTCACCGAGCAGCGCTACCGGCAGGAGTTCGAGCTCGATTTCGCCGCCACCGATGCCGAGGTCTACCCCCACGATCTGATCGAGGCCAGCGAGGCCATCGGCGGGCTGGATCTGCCCACCAGGGGCCACAACTACGTGATCGGGATCGACCCGAACGGCTCCGGCGATGACGAATGGGTCACCACCGTGCTCGATGTCACCACCAACCCCTGGCAGGTGGTGGCGTCCTTCAACGACGCGCGCCGCAGCCGCGACTACGGCCTGCAGCGCACCGCCCGCCTGATCGACCAGTACAGCCCCGAGCTGGTGCTGATCGAGAAGAACGGCGTCGGCGCTGCTGTTGGCGAGGCCCTGGCCCGCCTCCGCTCCGGGGTGCCCATCGAAGAGTTCCACACTGGCAAGGCCAGCAAGATCGCCATGACCGACCGGGTGCTGCTGCTGCTCGAGCAGGGCGAACTGGGCATCCCGCCCGACAGCATCTACGGGAAGCAGATGCGCGTGTTCCGCCAGGGGCCGGATGGTACGCGCGAGGCTGCAGCCGGCTGCCTCGACGACGCCGTGATGAGCCTGGCCGCGGCCTGTGAAGCCGGCGCCAGGGTGCGGCCGATGATCGCCGATTGGATCCACATGGTCTGAACCGTTGCGGTTCAGCCCTGCAGCTGGGCGAGGTGTGAAGGGTCGATCATTGGCCCAGCACCACCGCCCGCACGAACTCAACTCCGCGCCACAGCCAGCACCGCCGGCGCCGCTGAGGCCGCTGAGGTGCCGGCGGTGCTGCAATGGCCTGGCTCGCTTCTAGCTCGGCAATCAGCTTGCTGGCCTTGTTGATGATGTTGTCCCTGACCCGGCACTGCTCTGACAGCACCACGCACATCCGAACCAACGTTCTGGGATGGCGCTCCACTGTTTCGAGAAGCTGTAGCTCCAGCACGCGCAAGGCAAAGCGATCTTCTTCGCTCAGCTCCGGCACTCGCCATTGCCCCCAGCCCATCAGAAATCCTCCAAAATCCGGTGGTTTAGAGCAGGCTCTGACAGGTTTTGACGCATGACCCAGCAGGTCACAGACTTCTGTGTCATCCAGGCCTGCAACAGCTGCTTGCACAGGCCCCGCAGAGCTTCCAGGTCAGAGGTGGCATCAATGGCCCGGGAAAACCGCTCCACCTCGAAAGCCTGGGCGTCTGTGAGCGCAATGGGCCCAGGTTCAGCCGGCACCCCTGGCAACGGCTCCCAGCCCATCAGGCCACCTCAGGGCGGGGCCACAACACCCGAATCGAGCGGGGCACACCACGGCGCTGCTCGATCGCCCCGGCAGCCTGCAGGTTCCTCAGGTGGAACTGCACCGGGCTAAGAGATGAGAGCCCCAGCGCTGCCTTCAGATCTTTCAGGGTGGGGCTGATGCCGTTGGCATCGATGTAGGCCCGAACTGCATTCAGGGTGCGCTGCTGCATCTCCGTCAGCGCCTTCTCCCTCTCCGAGGTGACTTCGGGGTGTTGCGCCTGTGCCCGCATGAAATCGTGATGGACTGGTTTCGGGTCGACTTTACCCCGGAATGGAACATACGTGCTAGGCGGGTACAGGCTCTGGCAGGAGGGACGGCTGCACGTACACCACATGCTGCGGCGGCGCCGGCGCAGTTTCCGCTGGCGGTTCATCAGAATCCACCTCCTCCTCCTGCAGCTCATCCCCCATGGCGCTGTTGCGCGCCAACAGCTGCGCCATCGCCAGCGCCTGCCGTCCGCGGCGAATCGCCGCCCGCTCGCTCATTCCCATTGCCAGGCTGATCTCCCAGAATGTCTGGCCTGCCAGCCGCCGTTCCATCACCTCCTGCAGCACCGGCCAGGGCTGCAGCATCTGCAGTACCTGATCCAACTCCCTGTTGCTGGCGGTTGGCTGCGGATCATCTGCAGGGGCCGCCACGGTGCTCAACCAGGTGTCGCCATCCTCATCACCCATCACCACATCGAGAGAGCGCAGCTGGTAGACGGCCGCCGCCTGGCGCAGGATTACCAGATCACCGGGCCGCTGCACGCCGGTGATGCCTGCTGCCAGTTGCTCGGCATCGGTGGGAGGCCTCCCCTCTTCCGCACTGAACGCCTCGCACCACTTCCGCAGCCCGTGCATCGCCTGGGATCGTTTCGTGGGGATATGGATGGCTCCAGAGCCATGTACCAGCCGCGTCATGCTTTGCCGGATCCACAGCACCGCATAGGTGGAGAAGGCATAGCCCAGGGCCGGATCAAACAGCTCCGCCGCCCTGCATAGCCCGATCGCACCCTCCTGGATCAGATCCTGCAGCTCCAGCGCCGGCGTGGAGCTCACCGAAAATGAGCGGGCCTGGTCCGCCACCAGCAGCATGTTCCTGCTGATCAACTGCTCTCGCGCCCGCTCCCCAGCCCGCCGCAGCCGCTTCGGGGGTTCGGTGATGCCCTGCTGTTGCTCCTCGAGCGATGGCTCCCAGTCCAGCCAGGCGCGAATCTTCCGGCCCAGCAGCACCTGCTCCTCCCTGGTGGGGATCGGCAGCCGCCCGTAGGCCTTCATCATCGCGTCCAGCGGCGAGCTCACCGGGATAGGTCGGATGTTCTACCAGCCTATGGGTTGTAACATCCCCAGCCAAGGTTGTCCCTGTGTGATAAGGCCTACCCTGGCCCTGTGCGCATCGGCCCGTGGCGATCGGTTTCCTGCAGTCGAATGATCCCGGCGGCGGGTATCGCCTTGATGGTGCGCTCATCAATGTGCTCACCGGCCTGGGCACCGCCAAGGACCGCAACGAGGCAATCGGCGTCAAGCGCTCGCGCATCCTCACAGAAAGGGCCATTGATGCCCTCTACGAACAGAGCTGGCTGATCCGCCGCATCGTCGAAAAGCTCCCCCAGCAGGGCACCCGCAGCGGCTGGGATTTGAGCGTGGGGGATGAAACCTCCAGCCGCATGAAAAAGCAGCTCGATGATGTGGTCGGCTGGAGCGAGAAGCTGCACCTCCGCCAGGCCCTCGCCCAGGCCGCCACCTACAGCCGCCTCTACGGCGGCGGCGCGATCATCGTGATTGCCGACGACCGCACGCCGATCGATCAGCCGCTGAATCTCAAGCGGCTGCGCACCATCCATGGCCTCTACCCGATCGATCGCTGGCGCCTCTACCCCGCTGCCGGCTGGTCAGGGATCGGGGAACCGGAGCGCTACTGGTTCTGGACCCAGGCCGATCGCGACCTCCAGAAGCTGAACGAGCAGGCCGGTGCCAAGCAAGTCACCAGCGCCGGCCTCGGCCTCACCGATGCCACCCAGATCGAGATCCACAGCAGCCGGGTGATCCGCATCGAGGGCATGCCCTGCTCCTGGCGCTCGCAGCAGGAGCGGCAGTGGTGGGGCGTCTCGGTGGTGGATCTGATCTGGGACGTGTTCAAGCGCTACGAGACCGGCCAGCAGAGCGCCGCCGACATCCTGCACGACTTCGACCTGGTGGTGCACAAGCTGCCGGGCCTCTCCAACATGCTCGCCGCCGGTGGCGAAGACAAGCTGCGCGCGCGACTGCAGGCCAATGCCCTGGCCCGCTCCACCATCGGCGCCTACCTGCTGACCGACAACGAGGAGCTGACCAACCTCAACCGCTCGGCCGCCGGTATCGCCGACATCCTCACCAGCCTGAAGTCCGAGATCACCGGCGCCAGCGGCCTGCCCCACACCCTGCTGTGGGGCGAGAGCCCCTCGGGCCTCGGCGCCGATGGCCGCAGCGAACAGGCGGCCTTCGGGAACGAGGTGGCCGACTGGCAGGCCCAGCACCTCAAAGAACCCCTCCAGCACATCTACGAGCTGGTGATGGCCTGCTCTGATGGCCCCTGGAAGGGCAAGGCCCTGCCCGCCGACTGGGAGATCACCTTTCG